TATTGAGAATGGGTCTATGATCCCGAACGAATTTTCGGCATCATAGACCCTGGGGTCGTGGGGCTAGCAGATCGTCGTTCCTGGGTCAATTGTGGCGGTTCTGGGACGTATTATGTGATTCGGTTCGATTGCACAGCGGTTATGGGTGTTTGTTGTGGCATATTGGTTGTCTTTCCATAGTCCTTGTCCTTGCCACTGAGTCTGAGGCTTTGGGCCTTCAAATCCACAACACGCTTGATTTTCTTGAATAATTTCTTTCTTTTCGTCTTGGCCATCTGTAATGTGAGATTTCCGACCAATTTGGTATAGAGTCTTCCTTCAAGATGATCGTATTCATGCTGGGCAATTCTCGCAGTCGCGCCGTTCCAGGTCGCTTCCACTCGTTTCCCGAATTCATTGGTGTACTTTATCCGAATCGTTTCGGGCCGTGTGATAGACAAATACAATCCTGGGAACGATAGACACCCCTCTTTTACGAAGGATGTTTCTTTAGACGCTTCGACGATCACCGGATTGATACACACAATTCCACCCACCATGACAAACATGCGGTAGGGGAATCCACATTGTGAGGCTGCGAGTCCTACCACACCATAATGAGACATGGTGTGCAGTAGTTGATTGGCGAAATCAATGACGTTTACTGGGGGATCTGCCATATTGAAGTCCGACTGTTTCATGTTCAACATGGGGTTCTGGTCGTTATACAAAGTAAGCAACTCTTTGGGCTTCTTTGTAATCTCCACCGGCTTCTCGGTATTATATACAAACGTCTTGGGGGTTTGGTCTATCAATGTTGTGTCCATATGTTCCTCGTGGGTTAGGGTACAATGCGTGAAAAGTTTTGCTGAGTGCTGAATCGAATAACACTACGGAATTTATCTTGAAGCAAATCACCCCGATGTGAAATCACAAATACGTTTGTTGCGTCCAGTGCATGAAGAATTTTCATCAGTTCTTCGGTGCCTGCATTATCGAGGCTGGAATCAAATACCTCATCGAGGATCAAGATATTCGTATCAGCGGAATTCTTCAATTTGGCTACGGCTCTCCAGGTGAGCATGAGCGCCATGTCAATTCTTTGTTTTTCACCCTCTGAAAACGAATGATAGGTGAATTCGTCGCGGTGCCTAGACTTGATGGTTTCTTTGAAGGTTTCATCAAGATTAAAGTTCACGAAGAAATCCATAATCCCCAGGTATTTATTCGCCAGCGTATTGATAATGGGGAGATACTGTCGAATGATTTTTGTCTTGATTCCCGTATCCTTCAAGAGTGCTCCTGCCGCATCATAATATGTGGACAATTCAATCAGGTCTTTTCGTGAGACTTCAAGCCGGTTCAATTCCTGTTGGTGGTCCAGGAGTCTGCTTTGTTCTCGCTCCGTGGACTGATGACTGGATTTGAGACTGACCAGTTTGGCATCGATCTTTGCGTTGAACTTTTCAATTTCCTTGGTTGAGGTGAGATATTGTGCTACTTCTAGTTCATGATTAGAAATCTCTCGCTCAATCCCCTCAATTTCTTCTAACCGGTTCTGTGCATCTAAGAATCTCTTTTCCATCTCTTTCATGCCGACCTGGCATTCATTGACTTTTTCCCCCAATTCCTGCAACTGCTTCTCGGTGAAGTGTGTATCAATCACTTGCATACAGGTTGGGCAGTTCTCCTCGGTTTCGTAGAACTTAATAGTCTTCTTGTGCTTGCTCATGAGCGCCTCTAGTTGCGCTTCTAATTGGGTGGCTTTTTTAGAGGATGCTAACACCTTCTTTTTGTCGGTAATGGTGAGGTTGAGATCCATGATGGCTTGCCCGTGCACTATAATTTCTCTCGCCAGTCGGTTGAGTTCTTGTGTGTTGTGGTCGCGTTCAGTGCGATAGCTATTTGCTAGGGCCTCTGCGTCTTGTTGGACTTCGATGATATAGCGTTCTTGTGTGGTGATTTTTTCTACCGTGGCGTCAATCAGTGCCTTATTCACAACCCGCTCAGTCATAAGTGAGGAGAGTTTCGTCTTTGCCAATTTGTTCATCAATGAAAAGATTTGTATATCCAGGAGATCTTCGATCACAGCGCGACGATCCTGTGCGGCCAATTGCATAAAGGGCGTGAAGGATGCTGATCCCAGGATGACAATTTGGGTAAAGGATTTGTAGTTAAGCTTCAGGATGAATTTTTCTAGATAGTCCTGATAATCCTTTGATTCAGCTTCCTGATTGATAAGTGTCCCATCGCGGTAAATCTCAAAAACAGTGGGTTTGATACCTCGGATAATCTTATACTCGTGGTTCTCGGAATGAAATTCTACTTCAACGGACAACCCCTTGAGATTGATAGAGTTCACCAAGATGGGTTTGCCGATGTTGCGGAATGGGGTATTGAACAGGGCGAAGCATAGAGCATCCAACATCGTGGATTTTCCCGATCCATTTACCCCCACAACAAGCGTATTCTGCGATTTGTTGAGTTCAATTTCTGTGAAGTTATTCCCCGTACTTAGGAAGTTTCGCCATCTTAGCTTAGTAAATTCAAGCATTATAAAATCGCCGTTTCTTCATTGACAGCTTCCACATATATTTCTTGTAGAAGGCCTTTGAGTTTAAGGGGCTCTACTCCACCTGGCATCGTCATTCCATCCACACATTTGCGAATAATCGTGATAGTGTCTTCTGCTTGGTTGACATCGGGTTTTGTATCATCGGGTGTCGGCTCGCTGTAGTCTTCCACCACGGTCACATCTAATGGGTCCGACTTGTAGAGCGCATCCATCACGTTCTCAAAGAGATAACGATTCTGTTTCCGTGTCACGACAATCTTGACATAGGAATTGGCATATGGGGTGAAATCGTGATTCTTCCAGAATTCAAAGTTTTGCACCGAATCGTCATACACTAATTTATGAAAGAGCCGATAGGGGTTCTGGATAAACGTCAACTCCCTCGTTTCTGTATCGAAAATGTGGAATCCACGAGGATCGTTATAGTCCGCCCACGTAATCTGGTACTGATTGCCCAGGTAATAAATCAGTCCATCACTGGAGCGATGGTGGAAGTGTCCACTGATGACCATATCGAAGCGTTCAAAGATACTTCGATCAGCGCCAACCAGACAGACATTTCCTTGATCCATTTGGAATCCGGTGATTTCCAGGTGTCCAAGAATGACTGGTGCGGCTGTGGTTTCAAGATATTTCATTGCCACATCATGATTGCCTGAGTTGATCCAGGGCACCAAGGCAACCAGAAGACTGCCATATTGCATATCCTGGGGTTCACTGAAAATACGGACGTTCGGATATTTAGAGATCAATTCCTTTAAGGCATTCACGTCATTGGTATTACGGTAGTAGCAGTCATGATTTCCAGTGAGCAAGTCAATGGGAATCTTGAATTCGTTATTTAATCGATCAAAGAAGCAAGTCTGCCACTTATCCCAAATGGCAAAGTTGATGAACTTGCGGCGATCCACCACATCACCAAGATGCACCACTCGATCTACCTTGTGTTCTGCGAGGGCTGGAAAGAAGATGTTGTCCCAGAATCGAAAAAAGAAATCATTGATGTGGGGATTATCACCTCTGGCCCCTGCATGAGTATCTGATATCAAAGCCAATTTCATAACCGTCCACCTTTCCGTCTGTTTGCATTCATTGTAAGAATCTGTAAGTTGTCTTGATGATGTAATCCACCTCTACAAATAGGAATAATATGGTCTACTTCGTGAGGTATTCCTGTAGAACGGGTCAATGCTCTCGCTTCTTCGTATAATATGAGAATAGCTTGGGAATTGGCAGTCGATGGAGTTTGTTGTAACAACTTCGTTCTCCTGCCACTCTGGTAAGCTGTTTGATAAGATTTTACTCTTTGTCTTTGGGCCTGGACTTTTTCAGGATTATTCTTTCTCCAGATTATCAATCTCTTCTTTGTTTTTTCTGGACTTCTATATCTATCCATCGTTCCATCAAAGAGTTTAGGCGCATTTCTTATATTTGAACAACTAACACAGCCAGATGAAGAAACTCGCTTCAATGTGTTTTTGCAGTTCTTACAAGGAGTTAAGCTTTCATAAGTTTTATCTCCTCTTCCCATTGCCGCAATCCTATTAAGGCGAGACTGGGGTGAAAACTGATTTGCCATTATCTATCCCCCACAAATTTAAGAGTTCCATGAGTTGAACTGGCTCTGATTTTCATTTTCTTGCGCTTCTTAGCCTTGCGTGATTGCTCAAATGCTTG